AGCATCTCTATCTATCTTGGGGAAGATCAGCCCGAACTAGCCGCGATGGGCGACGACCAGCGGGAACCGGTGCCGACTAGCCATGACCGGCCAAGAATAGAAACCCCGCATCTGGGGGGATACTCTTACGGTTCAGCGGTTGCTGGTTGGGCCAAAGAAAATTTGCAACTCGATCTAATGCCGTGGCAGGTGAACGCGTTGTCGGGTCAACTTGTGCACGATGAGCAGGGTCGGTTGGTGTTTCGTGAGTCTCTTGTCAGTACCGCAAGACAACAAGGTAAATCGGTGGCGCTTAGGGCGCTTATCGGGTGGTGGCTAACCGAATACACCGCGACGGTTGGAGCTTCACAAACGGTGTTGTCGGTGGCTAACAAACTTGACCGCGCCGAGGCGATCTTTAATGATTTGGCGTTCATGTTGCGTGACCGCTACGACGGAAAGTTGTTGCAGGCGATTGGCCGTAAATCTGTGACGTTGCCAAATGGGTCGCGGTGGGAAATCCGTGCGGCGTCACCGTCGCTTCACGGCGGGTCATACGATCTCATTGTGGTCGATGAGCTGTGGAACATCAGCGCCGCGGTGTTAGACGACGCTCTACGGCCGTCACAAATTGCGCGGCCTAACCCTTTGTTGTCTATGTGGTCAACCGCTGGCGACGAAGGGTCGACGTCGATGATCCAATACCGGGAAAACGCGTTAGCAGAAATAGATCGCGGTGAACGGTCGTACTCGTATTTTGCTGAATGGTCAATGCCGCCTAATTGTGATCCCCGCGACGAAGCATCGTGGGCGTGGGCTAACCCGGCGCTCGGTCGCACGGTGACATACCAAGCGTTACGGGTGGCATCGAAAAAAGACTCGTTTGCTAGGGCGCATCTCAATTTGTGGCAGGCGTCGCGGGGTGCGTGGCTAGCGCCCCATGAATGGGACGACTGGAAAACCACCGATCCGATGCCGGGTGGCGGGGTGCTTGCGGTTGACTCATCGGTTGACGATGCCAGGTATGTAGGGGTGCGATCCACCGTGAAAGACGGGCGCATACATACCTACGCCGAGTTTGTTGTCGACAACGAGGACGCTATGTGGGCAGAAATTGACCGGGTACTCACCGATAAAACGGTGCGGCTAGCGATCACGCCAACATTGGAAATACATTTACCTACCCGGTATTCGTCGCGGTACACACTTGTCGGCTACGGCGAGCTATTGAAATACACGTCGTTAGCGCGGGCCATGATCCTCGAAGGCAAGGTTGCGCACTACGAACAACGCAACCTCGACGAACACATGTACCGAGCGGTCATGAAAAAAACCGCGCAAGGCGCCGTGTTGTCGTCGCAAGCATCACCCGGGCCGATCGAATTGGCGCGCTGTTCGGTGTGGGCTATCGCGTTAGTGTCACGCCCGGTTAATTCTCAAAAACCCGTGTTCGTTGTCGCAAAGTAACGTAATCTGTGGTAGGCGTCTGCCTATGATCGTCGGGACATAGGTAGCCGCCACTAATCGAGGAACAATGGCAATCTTTACCCGCAAAGAAACAAAAGCGCAGATAGCAGCACCGCCAGTAGGAAAAGCAGCCGCAGCCGGTACGGGTTTTGTGTCCAGTTTTGCGACGTCAATGGTCGGCCAGTATTACACCTACCAAGAAGGCGAAGCACGAAATCGCGCTATGCAAGTACCCGCGATTAGTCGCGCCCGTGATCTACATGCGTCGGTTATTTCGGCTATGCCGCTGAAAATGTACCGCGAGTTCTGGAATGAAACCGAACGCGAAATGGAAGATGAGTATTTAGCGCCGCGATCGTGGCTACGCCGACCCGATCCACAAATACCTTACGAGACGCTTATGGCGTGGACGTTTGACGACTTGTTTTTCTTTGGTCGCGCGTTTTGGTACATCACTAGCCGCACAGCTGACGGTTTCCCGGCATCGTTCACGCGTTTGCCGTCCGGGTCAATCACCACCGAGGATCAGGTAGGCCCGGTGTGGTTCGCACCGTCAAACGAGGTCTATTTTCAGGGCGGCCGATTGGACTCAACAAATCTTGTGCAATTCATTAGTCCGCTACAAGGCGTCATTTATTCGAGTGAGCAAGCGATTTTGACCGCGCTGAAAATCGAGGACGCACGATACAGAAACGCCAACACCGCTATCCCGTCGGGCATTTTGAAGCAGACCGGTGGCGAACCGCTATCGGCGCAAGAGTTAGCCGATCTCGCCGCCGCGTTTAATGCGGCACGTCAAACTAATCAGACAGCAGCTTTAAACGAATACTTGTCGTACGAGGCCACGACCGCGACACCGGACAAGATGCTACTGATTGAGTCGGCGCAATTCTCGGCGCTACAAATGGCACAAATCTGCAACATACCGCCTTACCTTTTGGGCGTACCAACCGGGTCATACGCCTACACAAACTCACGCGAGTCCCGCTGGGATTTATGGCTCTACGGCACTAAAACCTACGCCGAGTGCATCACGTCAACCCTCTCGGGTAACAACGTGCTACCAAACGGCACCTACGTCGAGTTTGACACCGACGAATACTTAGGCGAGATCGACGACGCCGACATGAACCGCAACATGGACATCACCGAAACACCCGACACCGACCAAGAAAGCCGAGCATGATCCGCTTTACAGCTAACAACGTCACCGTCGACGCAGCCGCCGGAGACACACCAAGCCGCACCATCACCGGGATCGCGGTGCCCTACAACGAAACCGCGGTCGTATCCGACGGCCAAAAGGTACGTTTCAACGCTGGCGCGTTACCCGTTGACGGTAAAGCACCAAAACTGTTCATGTACCACGACTCATCGCAACCCGTCGGCCTTGTCACCGAACGCGTCGACACTTCCGACGGCATGTTGTTCAGCGCCAAGATCAGCGCCACCGCAGCCGGTGACGAAGCATTGACGTTGGCATTAGATGGCGTACTCGACTCCGTGTCGGTCGGCGTCAACCCAACCGCGTTCACATACGACGATGACGGCACCATGATCGTCAGCAAAGCCGAATGGTTAGAGCTTTCGCTTGTCCCCATTCCGGCCTATCAAGGTGCTATTATCACCGATGTAGCCGCAAGCGCCACAACTCCCGACGACACAACCGAACCCACGCCAACCGTCGAGGAGACAACACAAGTGGACACCAACCCAATCGAAACAGTCGTCGAGGCCGCGGCAATTCCAACCGCACCACTTCCCGCACAGCCAAAGCGTCAATTCGCTATGCCATCAGCAGCCGAATATTTGGCGGCGTATCACATCGGCGGCGACACATTCCGCAAAGTGAACGAAGCATTTGTTGAAGCAGCGAAATCACAACAGACAGCGTTGCAAGCAGCAGCAGGTGACGTACTCACCACCGATACACCCGGTTTGTTGCCCGTGCCAGTTCTTGGCCCTGTGTTTGACGATCTCAACTACATCAGGCCAGTAGTTTCAGCTGTTGGCGCTCGTGCATACCCTGACGGTGGCGCAAGCAAAACGTTTATTCGCCCAACATGGACAACGCACCCAACGGTTGCAACACAATCACCGACAGAATTGTCGCCAGTATCGGCAACAACACCGGTCATTGCATCAAACGTCGTGAGTAAGGTCACCCTTGCGGGACAGGTCACGCTGTCCGCACAAGACATGGATTTCACTAGCCCGGGTGCGATGGATATCATCTTGCGCGATCTTGCTGGTCAGTATTTGATCCAGTCAGACAACTATTGCGCGGATCAAATCGTTGCACAAGGCGCAGTGTCCGGTGTGACGTGGACAGTCGCACCAAACGACCCAACCGATCTCATCGACTCGTTGTATGACGTCGCAGAAGGCATTTTGTCAGCCACGCGTTTCTTACCCGATCATTTGTTTGTTAGCGCCGACGTATGGAAAAAATTGTCGACACAGCTCGACGCCGACAAGCGCCCAATTTTCCCATACGCAGCCGTCGCAGGACTCATGGGTGTTAACGGCATGGGAACACAAAACATCACCAGCTACAACACATTGAACCCGCTTGGTCTGAACCTTGTTGTAGACGCAAACTTTGCGTCAGGCACAATGGTTCTCGCACGCGGATCAGCAATCGAGTTCTACGAGCAAATCCGCGGCATTATGTCAGTCGAAGTTCCGTCAACACTTGGACGCACGTTCTCCTACTACGGATACGTTTCAACGTTCATCGCTGACGCAACAATGGCTTCACGCATCGCAGTCGCTTAACAACGAATAGAGGTTTGCTATGGCGGTGTACACCGTTATTGCACATCAAAGGCTCGACGACTACGCCGTTGTACAAACCTTGACCGACACACCGATTGAACCCGGCCAGTCAATCACGCTGGCCGGGCTTGGTCACGGTCTCAACGGCACACATACCGTGTTGTTCTGCCCGCAATACCGTTTTATAGGTGTTGACTCGGACGGCGAATGGTTATACGACTATTCAATTGCTGAACAAAACCAATTACTGTTTTACGACGCCGGTGACGATCTCGATTGGTCAACCGCTGTACCAACCGGAACGCTGACATGGACACAAACGGTTACATGGACAACGCACACCGACATCGCAACCTATCTCGGGATTACTGTTGCAACTGCTGGTGAAACAACGTTTTTGACGTCATGCGCGGCAGCAGCCAACGAGTTCATTTACCGTCGACGTATCGAAGCGGGCTATCTGCAAGAGTCATTGACAACAGCGCCAAGCAACGACGTCAAACTCGGCACGATCATGTACGGCGCAGCTCTTTACCGGCAACGTGGCTCAATTGACACGTTCGCAGGGTTTGACGGTATGAGTACCGCAACTATCACCGGTCTATCACCGATGATTAAACAACTTTGCGGCATTGACCGCCCACAGGTTGCCTGATGTCGTGGCCCGACCTGTTTAACGAAGGCATCGACGACCTAGCGACCACACTCGCAACGATCTCCGGGCTACGCGTTGTCACTAACCCCAAAGACATCAACCCGCCTTGTGTGTTCATTAACGCGCCGTCAATAGACGCATGGAACTACAACATTGCAAAAATGGAAGTGCCGGTCGACGTGGTAACACTTGGCCCGGCCTCGCTTGACGCCCTACGGGACATACTGGCGATCGTTGCCAAGTTGCTAGCCAAAAACGTCGCAGTAACGTCAGCCACCCCCGCAGTTTTTGAAGTGGGTTCACAGTCCTACGCGTCTTACCGTGTTACAATCCCCATGCAGGTACAAACATCATGAACGAATACGAAATTATTTCAGAGCGTTGCGGCGAACCCGGCACAATCTTTAAACCCGCCCCGGGTGTCAATCTTGACGCGTTAATCCAATACGGTTTTATTAAACCGAAATCCAAAACCAAAAAAACCACCGAGGAAGTGAGCGACAATGGCTAGCTCGTATTATCTGTCAAACCCCGTCGTGACCGTCAACTCGGTTGCGTTAACCGATCAAGTGACCGCCGCGTCGTTCATGCGTCGATACGATCAACTTGAATCAACATCGTTTGGCGATACTGACCGCAAGTTCACAAAAGGGTTAGAAAACAACGAACTAACCCTGACGATGTACATGTCATACGCATCATCCGAAACTTACGCCACACTTGCTGGCCTTGTCGGCACCACCACCACCGTACGAGTTCAACCCGCAGCGCCACCAGACTCAGCCACCAACCCCGGTTTTATTTTGACGGGTGCATTCCTTGCTGAACTGCCAGTCATTAACGCCACTATGGGCGAACTTTCTACAATCGACGTCACGTTTGTCGGCGGGGTTTTTTCCGTCGACGTTACCCCATAAGGAACACAGATCATGGCAACTTCCACCTATCTCGCCGCCGCAAGCGTTGTTATCAACTCGACGCTTGATTTTTCGGATCAAGTGCAATCAGTGACATTTACTCGACGAGTTGACCAATTAGAAGGTACAGCTATGGGCGACACCGCCCGAAAGTTCGTATCGGGTTTGGGCAACAGCGAGTGCACAATTACGATGTACATGTCATACGCGGCATCAGAAACGTACGCCGATCTCAAAGACCTAGTAGGTACTACATGCACTCTCGTTGTTAAACCAACATCAGCTGCAGCATCAGGCACAAACCCCGGTTTTACATTGACTGGCACGTTCCTCGCTGAACTACCGGTCATCAACGCTACTATGGGCGAATTGTCAACTATTGACGTCACGTTCACAGGCGGCGCATACAGCGCTACCGTTTAACACAAACCTTTACCCGGCGAAAGGCCCAACATGAAATTAACCTTACGCGTAGACATTGGAGACGGTGCCTACGAAATTGACACAAACCTTGCCGTTATTGTGGCATGGGAACGCAAATACCGCCGCAAGGCAAGCGATCTTGCACAAGGTATCGGCATGGAAGACCTTGCCTACCTTGCTTATGAAGCAAGCAAACGAAACAAGATCGTCGTCCCAGCCGAGTTTGACAAGTTCATCGACAAACTCATAACACTTGAAGTAGTTAGCGAGGAACCCGAAAACCCTACCGAGCAGGCACCTACCGACACGGACTAGCATCGCTGTTAGTTGCTCTCGGTTGGTGGCCGCATGAGATAGAGTTCACTACTGACGACCTAGCCACGGTCACAAAGATTTTGAACGACCAACGAAAGCGACTCCGATGAAAAGCACAATGCAGGTGCAAGGCATCAAAGAAACGCTACGCGAAATTCAAAAACTTGACCCAAAATTACGCCGTCAAATTACTAAAGAGTTCAAAAAAATTGGTGCACCAGTCGTCAACGAAGCAAAAAACATGGTGCCACAAACACCGCCACTATCGGGTTGGGGTCGAGTATGGCAAACACCCGGCAGCCGTTTCCAAATGTTGCCGTGGGACGACGCAGCAGCCCGCAAAATGATCGACACTAAAGTAAGCAGCAAACGCCCCCGAGAGTATCGCGGCGTTGTACGCGATCTAGCTGTGGTCGCGGTGCGTTGGCGTGGCGCAGTAAATACCGTGTTTGACATGTCACGCGACCCAGAAACCCCACAAGGCGCGGTCATGATTGACGCGCTTAATAACCGTTACGGTCGGGCAAGCCGTGTTATGTGGCCTGCTATGGAAAAACACAAAGACACCGTAGAGAATGAGATCGAACAGCAAGTTCGGGTTGTTATGGCGTCAGTAGATCGAGCGGTCAAGTAATGGCTATTCGAATACCGATTATCAGCGATTATTACGACGGCGGCGTAAAAAAAGCACAGCAATCGTTTAAGGATTTAGCCAAAAACGCCGCGCTTGGCGCTGTGTCGTTTGGCGCATTATCAGCGTTTATTGGGAAAGCAACACAGGCCGCGATCGCCGATGAAAAAGCACAAGATTTACTAGCGCAACAGTTGCGTATCTCGACGCGTGCTAGTCAAGCTCAAATTGACGAGGTCGAGCGTGCCATAACACAAATGTCGTACCAAGCAGCCGTCGCCGACGACGAATTACGACCCGCTCTTGGCAACCTCGTTCGCGCCACCGACGATGCCGCCAAAGCACAAGAAATACTCGGGTTAGCACTCGACATTTCAGCAGCCACCGGCAAACCATTAGAAGCCGTCAGCGTGGCGTTAAGTAAAGCGTATCTAGGTCAGGTCACCGCGCTACAACGCCTCGGCGTACCGCTCGATCAAGCAGCGGTAAAAGCAAAAGATTTCGACGCCATTATGGGCGATCTTAACGAGACGTTTCGCGGTTCAGCCGATGTGTTCGCTAAATCAACCGAAGGCCGCATGAAAACCCTACGCATTGCGGTTGACGAATTAAGCGAAGAAATCGGCAAACGACTACTGCCCGCCCTTGGACGCATCGCAGACGTCGGTATACCCGCCGTAAAAAATTTGGCGTCAGCGTTTGACGCGGTAGCGGAAGCCGTTGAAGGCGCCCAAGAGGATCAAGGATTTTGGGAAAAAACGTTTAAGCGATCATTCCAAATGGCGTTCGACGTCACCGGCGGTTTCCTCGCCCGCATGGTGTTTCTACGCAACGAAACCGAAAAAAGCGCTAACTCATTCAACCTATTTGCCAACGCCGCAAACATCATCAAAAACGCCGGGCAAAACATCAAAGATGTTTACTTACCGTCTATAGACGAAACAATTAACAAAACCAACGAGTTAAAAAACAAAACTACAGAAGCAGCGCGAAAGATGCGTGAAGCATTTAGCAACGCACGCGCCGGTGTTCGGGAAGCATTAAAAGGGTTACAAGAACAAATCTCGAACACAATTTCAAACGCAATTACAAGTGGTATTGATTTTGGCTCGATACGTTCAGCAGCCAAAGACGCCGGAACAACCTTTATGGCTGGCCTAGCCGAAAGCGTGGCAAAAGCCAAAGTCTTTGCGGATCGTCTACAGCAACTTCTACGCGCCGGGCTATCACAAGACGCCCTTGCCCAAGTAGCGCAAGCCGGTGCAGATGCCGGCACGTTGATCGCCGACGAGTTGTTAGCCGGTGGCGCAGCGACAATCGGGCAAGCAAACGACCTAGTCGCCGCCGCACAAAAGGCCGCCATAGACACTGGCACGCTTGCTGGGGCGACGTACTACAACGAAGGCACCGTGCTAGCCCAACAGCTTACAAAAGGCATTACGGACGTCATCAGCAAATACAAGATAAAACTGTCGTCACCCGGGCTCACCGAAAAACAATTGAACCGGTTACGCAACCGTTTTGCAATCGACGTGGACTTTGTTATGAGTCAAGTACCCGCGCTGGCTCAGGGTGGAATCGTGTCGTCCCCGACGTTGGCGCTTATTGGCGAGGCTGGCCCAGAGGCCGTTGTGCCGCTTGACAAAATGGGTCAAATGGGCAACGTCACGATTAACGTGAACGGCGGCGACCCTAATGCCGTTGTCGACGCGCTACGCACCTACATGCGCCAAAACGGATCAGTACCAATCAGGGTCAGCAACCTGTACTAGCCATGCCAACCGCTAACTACGAGTTCCAGTATTACAGTCAAAGCCTCGCCGCATGGGTTGACGTTGACAACATGCTCGACTACGACGTAAAAATTGGCCGCGATTTCCAGTTAGACACATACCGCGCCGACACTTGCCGAGTCACATTTTGGCTCACAACCGGTGTGTCATTTGCTGGCCCCCAATACAGCGTGAAGCCCGGTATGCCAATACGGATCATCGACAAAACCCGCAAAGTCATTTTATTTTCGGGTATCACCCGTGATACACAAGTTGATTACGGTATGCCGTATAATGCGATTACCGATGTAGGTAACGCTGACCGGTTCACGGTGTACGGCGAGGGTGCGTTAGCTGTGTTTGGGCGTATGTCAGGCGATGACTATGTCATGGCGGCTGATACGTTAAACGATCAAATTGACACGGCAGAAACACAATCGGGGGGCACGATTATTGCGCCGTATGACGCCGCCAGTATTTCAATGGGTGGCACCACGGTTAGCGGTACTTGGGGTGATTGGGTGACGCGTGTTGTGTTGACGTTGAATGACCGTATTCGCCAGTTAGAAGATGAGATTGAGATTGTTTCT